AGGAAGTCGAAACAAAACGACTGAGTGATGGATCTGTCGCATACACATCATCGCCGCTGGTGCTCGCGAGCGAGGCGGAGGCCTACGCAGCCGCCAAGGCACGCGAAGCGCTGGAAGAAGCGGCAAAGGTATGCGACACGTACTTCAACGAAATAACTGGACCGCGCAGCAATCCCTACTACGACGGCGCTTTGGATGCCGCTGACATTCTTGAGCAGCGCATCCGTGCCCTTATCCCATCAACTCCTGCATGACTCGCATATGAGCAGTAGCGAGGTCCAGGCAGCCCTTGGAGACAGGGGCATCATCAAGGCGGCGGCGTGGAAAGCAGACACGCAAAGAGGTGTTTGACCAGCCTCAGAAAACCAACAGGTCGAGCGGGGGAGCAGCCGTTAAGCGGGGTAGTCGAGAGTACCCGTAACTGTCCAGCCGGAGTAGCGCCCGGCCCGCCTTGATGATGGTGAACAGTACGCGCAGGCAAAGCGCAGCAAGATCGAAACGGCATTGCGCCATGATAGGTGGTATGAGCAGCAGGGCCGAAAGGTCACGACAAGGGAACCTGCACAAGCGCGGAATCAGTGCCACGCCGCAACGCCGGAAGAAGGATGCACCCGGCCACCATTACCCCGTGCGACGGGGTGCTGAATGAATATTCGCGTTATCCAATAGTCAGCAACGCCAGCCTGAGAGCGCACAGGCCCATGGCCCGCATGGTGAGAGCGGGCACCCTCCAGCCGCAGCACTCCCACTCCTCCAACCTTTCGATATCAAAACCGCCCACGCCATGGGCGGCGGGAGTGCTGCGACTAGAGGGCATAGAACCCCGGAACCCGCCAATACCTGCATTTGCGCAGATGCAGTGACGGCGGCAGACGCAGGCTAACCCTCTTCCTATTCTCAAGCGCCGGGTTTCGGCGCAATCCCCCGGAGCTAAACATGAACGCTTTTGCTATGCGTGAGATAGAAGCGCACGAGCTGGCGGAGCGCCGCCGCGAAGTTATTGCACAGCAGATTAAAGACTGCCTGTACGGCAAAACCGAGTTTGTCACGATGGCCTACACCTACCCCGCCGTCACCCAGACAGAGAGCCGCGCCGATCTAATCGACTGTATGGAGAACGAGCTGATTGTGTCAGCCAACGACTATTCGTCCCAACTGCTGGCCGCCCTGGACGATGACAGCATGCGCCCTTCCCTGCGGGAATTGCGCGACAGCATCATCGAACGCTGGGCGCGCCATACACACGACAGCATGACCCGCCAGGACCTGGAGGCGCTGCCGTGCTGATCGAGTTTTTCATCTTCGCGGTGTTCTTTTGCTGCGCCGCATTCTTTATTGCGCTCGGGATTGAGGGCGTTATCAGTATCTGGAGACAACCGTGAATGACCAGAACCCCGGCTTCCCCCGCACCCGGCGCCGCAATCAATTCGACGGACGGGGATGCTACACACCAAATAGCAGCACTCCGCCCTGGGGCTGGTTCCCTACCTTCGCAATCGCAATTCCTGTAGTCATCACGTTAGGCGGCCTATTTGCATTCGGCCCTGCCCTGCTGACTTACTTAGTTGGAGCATGACATGACCGAAGTCTTAGGGCTGACGGAACTGCCGCCAGCAGAAACGGCGCTGCAAATCTACCAGACACCAAACGGTCTGGACCCGTATATCGAGCGCATCCGACAAGAAGTCACCGGGCATGCGCCGAACCTGAAGACCGACAAGGGCCGAAAGGAAATTGCCAGCCGCGCATTCAAGGTGCGCAAGATCAAAACCGCTCTGGATGGTCTGGGCAAAGAGCAGGTAGACCGGCTCAAGGAAATCCCCAAGCTGATCGACGCTGAGCGCAAGCGCATGCGTGACGAACTGGACGCACTGGCGGACGAGGTGCGCAAGCCTCTGACGGACTGGGAAGAAGCAGAGGCCAGCCGGATAGCGCTACATCGTGCCGCACTGGACGGCATGGCAGAGCAAGCTCGGGAAGTGGGTGGGCTTGATGTTGAAACCCTCCGCCAGCGCATCGCAATAGTTGAATCTGCGGTGATGGGCGAGTCCTGGGAAGAGTTTGAAGCAGAAGCTCACCGGGTCAAAGCCAAAGCGCTGGAAATTCTGAACACAGCCCTGACTGAACGCCAGAAGTACGAAGCTGAGCAGGCAGAGCTGGCTGAGCTGCGCCGCAAGCAGGCCGAGCAGGATCAGAAAGACCGCGAAGCCGAGATCGCCCGCCAAGCTGCTGAAAAGGCCCGAGCCGATGCGGAAGCCAAGGCTCAGGCTGAACACGATGCTGCCACCAAACGCGAGGCAGACGCAAAAGCAGCCGCCGACCGTGCCGAGCAGGAACGAGCCGAAGCCATCGAACGCCAGAAACAAGCCGAGGCCCGAGCCGAAGCTGAAAAGCTGGCCGCCGAGCAACGCGCCAAGGATGCCGCCGAAGCCGCCCGCCAGGCAGAAATCAAGCGCCAAGCAGACGAAAAGGCAGCAGCAGAGGCAGCGCAGCGGAAACGCGAGGCTGATATCGCGCACAAGGCCAGCATCAACAATGCCGCCCTGGCTGCATTCATCGAAAACGGCATGCCGGACGAGTGCGCCAAGCAAGCCGTCATTCTGATCGCCAAGGGCCTGATTCCGGCTATCCGAATCCAATATTGAGGACACTATGAGCACAGAAATTATTGAGGCACCACAACGCGAACTGACCGCGCCTGCAGATCAGGTACCCGCCAACTCCCCCATGGGCATGATGATGGCAGCCATGAAACAAGGCGCCACGCTCGACCAGGTGGAGCAGATGATGAACCTGCAACAACGCTGGGAAGAGCGCGAGGCCGAGAAAGCGTTCAACGATGCCTTGGCCGCATTCAAGTCCGAGGCTGTCGAAATCATAAAGCGCAAAGCCGTCGATTTCACCGGGAAGAACGGACGCACCCACTACAAGCACGCAGAGCTTTCCGATGTGGTCGAAGCGGTGGGCCCTGCCCTTTCAAAGCATGGCTTCGCCTGGAGCTGGAAAACTCACCAAGAGAAAGACTTGATCCGCGTAACCTGCATTCTCAAACACCGCCAGGGTCATACCGATTCTGTGTCCCTTGAGGCCAATGCGGACCAAAGCGGAAGCAAGAACAACATCCAGGCCATCGCCTCCACCGTCACTTACCTGCAGCGCCACACCCTCAAGGCCATTACCGGCGTTTCTGAAAAAGGTGATGACGATGACGGACAAAGCAGCGCGAACTCGAAGATTAGCGCCGACCTGCGCGACGAGTGGATCAGCGAGGTAGCCAAAGCCGAAACGCTGGAACGGTTGGAAACCATCTGGCAGGAAGGCGGCAACGTCATTTACGCAACCAACAACCTGGCCGATTACAACGCCTTCAAAAAGGCCGTATCGGACAAGAAAAAAATACTCACGGAGGCTCAATAATGGAAGGCTTAATCATTCACACCGCCGAACAGGGCACCCCGGACTGGCTCCAGGCTCGTAAGGGAGTCATCACGGGCAGCCGCTTCAAGGACTGCCGCGATCGCCTGAAAAGCGGAGCCCCTTCTAAGAAGTGCTTGGACTACGCCATGGATGTGGCCCGAGAGCGCGAAGGCGGTGAGCCCATGCAAGTCTTTGTGAACGGTGCCATGCGCCTGGGCACCGAGCAAGAGCCCTACGCCCGCGCTGTTTATGAGCGTAAAACAGGCCATCTTGTTGACGAGGCCGGTTTCATCACGACGCCGGACCGCCTGTTTGGGGTTAGCGTGGACGGTTTGGTTGGTCAGGACGGGATCATTGAAATCAAGACAATGGTCAGCAGCGACACCCTTTTCACCGCCTTTGTGAACGGTGACATTGCCGCCTACGTAGACCAATGCAATGGCGCAATGTGGTTGCTCGGCCGAAAGTGGGTGGATCTGGTCTTGTGGGTTCATGACCTGGGCCGCATGAAGATCATCCGCATCCAGCGCGACGACAACCAGATCGATGCACTGGAGTCTGACCTGATGGAGTTCGAGCGGACGGTCACCAAGTATCAGCACGAACTGCGGGACGCCCTACTGGAGGCCGCATAAATGAATAACTGGAATTTCACTGGACACCTGGGGAAGGATGCCGAGCAGCGGTTCACTCAAAATGGTGATTCAGTCGTGACGTTCTCCGTCGCTGTTGCTTCTGGCTATGGCGATCGCCAATACACCACTTGGCCCCGTTGCCAACTATGGGGAAAGCGGGGCGATTCCCTCCTACCTTATCTGAACAAGGGCCAGTCAGTAGGCATATGCGGTGAAGTCACGCTGCGTGAGTGGGACGACAACAATGGGGTGAAGCGGCAGGCCCTAGAGGTGCGAGTCAGCGACCTAACCCTACTTGGCAAGCGAAACGAAAATGGCACGCAACAACCACAGGGCCAGCAGCGCAACAACTACGCCGACGCAACTGGGCGCGGGCAGCCGCAACAACGTCCACCCATGACGGACAACCTAGCCAATATGGACGACGATATTCCGTTCTGAGAAACACATGAGCTCACTGCTTTACACGAGCATCCATCACCTCCTTGCAATGACGAATCAACGGAACAATGCCTGCTCTAGCATCTTTGAGTGACTCTCGAGCTGCATACAATTTCTCATCGTACCTTTTTGATGAGACGTATTTCAGCTCTTCAAGCAATTCCGTCAAGTGTCTAAATGCGTGGGTCGTATGAGCCAATAAATAAAGACCTAGCGCTCGTTGATCCTCGTTCAAATCCTGGACTAACGCCAAGGCCTCTTCATAGCCAGACTCGAGGTAACTCAAGGACCTCTTAGCCTTAGCTAAATCAGGCGGAACACATGTTTCGGAATCCAGATAATGCTCTTTCTGAAGTATCGAAATAGCTGAAAGATATTTTCTTAAGACAGGCCATAAAAGAATTGCGGATATCTTTGCTGTTTCTTTCCTTTTTTTTATTCCAATTCGCATTTCTCGCACCGCAAGCCACATAGCAAACCCCACTGCGCCTACAGTCCCGAACGCGGTCATACCGTCCCACCAAGAGGCGCCCAGTATTTTGTTGTTATCTGCGAGCCATGACGCAACCGCGACTCCAACTACACCCCCAATACTGCCTGCTAGTAGGCTACCAATAACTGATCTTGTAGTTTCTCCCGTACTCACACCTTTCTCCCGTCTTTATTGAACGCGAAAAGCATAGCCCATCCTGAAAGGAATACACCCATGTGGTTAAAAAACCTGCGTATCTATCGTTTGGATACAGCATTTACCCTATCCTCTCAACAACTGGCCGACCTGCTAGCCAAGCATCAATTCGCCCCTGGCGGCAGCCAAGAACCTCTCAGCCTTGGCTGGGTGCCGCCGCGTGAAGGTGGGGATCTGGTGCATGAAGTGAACGGTCAGTATCTGATCTGCATGCGGGCTGAAAAGAAACTACTACCGAGCTCCGTGGTCAACCAAGCAGCACGCGAGAAGGCCCGCGAAATCGAAGAGCAGCAAGGCTATAAGCCGGGTCGCAAGCAGATGAAGGAAATTAAAGAGCAGATCATCATCGACCTGATGCCCCGCTCTCATGCTGTTCAGCGCGACACTTTGGCGTGGATCGACACACGAAACCATTGGTTTGTCATTGATGCCGCAGCAGTCGCCAAGAGTGACGAAGTGCTGGGCCTGTTGGCCAAGAGCGTGGAACCCTTCCCCGTGCAGCCTCTGTACACCGAGCAATCGCCTGGTGCGGCCATGACCTCCTGGCTGGTCGACGAAGAGCAACTGGCCAACTTCACGGTCGACCAGGATACCGAGCTGCGCTCCACCGGCGACAGCGGTGCTGCCGTGCGCTACGTAAAGCAAAGCGCCGACATTGACGAAGTGCGCAAGCACGTTGAAGCCGGCAAGCAATGCACTCGTTTGGCCATGACCTGGGCGGATCGCATCAGCTTTGTGCTGACCGATGCGCTGGACGTCAAACGCGTGGCCCCGCTGGACATCCTGACTGAAAAACAAGATGTGACGGCCGTCAACGATGACGAAATCTTTGATGCCGACATGACCTTGATGACCTCCGAGCTGGCTGAGATGATCAGCGATCTGGTTGAGGCGCTGGGCGGCGAGCGAACATCATGACCAACCACACCGGTTACGTAAAACCCCTGCCCCGCTTGAAGCATATTCAGCCGGGGCAATTTTTTACCCTTCGCCATGACCCCACGCCCCGGATTCTGCTGCACAAATCCAAGCATCACGGTCATTTCAATAACGGATATGCATCCCTGTGCCATGAGCTGGAACGCTCTTGTGTGGTCTGGGGTGAGAACGGATGGAGAGCCAGAGAATGACGGCTACTGTTTTAGATCCCTGCTGCGGTGGCCGCATGATGTGGTTCAACCGGCAGGACCAACGCGCCCTATTCGGAGATATTCGCAGCGAGAACCACACGCTTTGCGACGGGCGGGCATTCAACATCACGCCCGATCTGAATATGGACTTCCGAGCGATGCCATTCCCTGACGAAAGCTTCCGTCTTGTGTGCTTCGATCCCCCTCACCTGCGTCACGCTGGCCGGGAATCGTGGCTACGTGCCAAATACGGAATCCTCAGTGATGACTGGCAGGACGATCTGCGCCGTGGCTTTGCGGAATGCTTCCGCGTCCTCAAGCCCGAGGGTGTGCTGATCTTCAAGTGGAATGAGATCCAGATCCCCACTCGCCAGATCCTTGAACTAACCCCAAACAAGCCCTTGTTCGGCCATCCCAGCGGCAAACGCGCCGATACCCACTGGATCACCTTCATGAAAGGACAGTCATGAACACCCACCCACACAACCAGGCGCGCTCTACCCCGCAAGAAGCGTTCAACCTCGACCGAGCAGCACAGGTATACGGAACACGCGCATTCATCCCCGTTACCTCAAAAGCCGCCCCCAATCCTAATTACCCGCAACTGATGGAGAAACGTCGATGAGCACAGAACCACTTTTCTGGTATCGCCCGCGCAGTGACGGTGGGTACGAAGGTCCTTTACACAGTGGCCAGATCGAAGATGTACGCAAAGCATCTGGCGCTTGGGTGCCGCTTTTCGCTGGTGCAGCCCCTGTGAGCGCGGAGCCGGTGATAGGCGACGACTATAGGACGTGCGCGATAGCAGACTCAAACTATGCGTCGGGGATGCTGCTGGGCTGGAATTTGTGCATTGCCGGTGATGAAGCATCATTCAACCGCATCCGAGGGGATCGAATGCGCGCTGCGGCTCAAGCAAGTCACGCAAACAAGATGCAGTCGCCTACCGCCCCCGTTACCGCCCAGCCTGACCTCACACAGCAAACGCTTGACGATGTGAAAGCAGGTATCCCAGCAAGAGATGCGGAGATTGAAGCAATGCGTAAGCAGATCGAAACGTTGCAGGCCCAGCTGCAAAGCCCGGTAAACGTCCACAGCAACATGTGCCGGGGCATTATCGCGCCGATCACTTTTGACATGCTGGCGCACGTGTTGGGCGACGACGCTAAGCAAGAGTGGATTGCAGCTCAGGCGCAGCCCTTGGACATCCGGCCGCTTGAAATCACTGACGGAATGGCACTGGCATTCCATCACGCCATTACCGACGGCTCTATAGGGCAACAAGATGTCGATGAAATCAAAATCGGCTTGCGTGCGGCGTTTATCAACGTTGTCGATTCCCTCTCCCGACACGACCAAGCGCAGCAACCTGTAAGCGGTGCTGATCAATTTCGTGACGCCGCGCAAATGATCGAACCATCCAGAAATTCCGGAGAGTTGGACGAGCTGAAAGCGTTTGAGATTGAGTTAAGACGGCAGTGCTTCCAGCAGCCCACACATGAGGCTCGTGATCTCGCTTGGTGCATGTGGCAAGCCCGCGCCGCACTCGCCCAGCAGGACACCGACAAGGTGGATGCGGAGCGGTGGAGAACATTCATCGATAACTACGATGAATATGGGACCGTAGGGTTTATCGACGGATCAGCACTCAAAACCGTCATCGACGCAGCCCGTAAGGAGCCAGACCAGTGAAAAAAGTATCTGAACTAACAGGATCTGATCTGAATTACTGGGTGGCGCGAGCTGCAGGACTAAGCAATGCGAAGCTTCGCCGTGTGGGACCTACAGAGAAAGGCGGCTTTGTTTTTGTCGAGCATGTCCAAACTGATGGGAACACGCTCTACAGCCCGAGCAGCGACTGGAAGCATGGCGGCCCGATCATCGAGCGAGAAGCCATTGAGCTAAGAAAGCATTGGCAGCGAGAGAGCTGGAGCGCACGCATCGACTCAGATCGTCATGTCTTGGCCCCCAGATATGGTTATGGCGAAACCCCTCTTATCGCCGCCATGCGTGCATACGTCTCCAGCAGATATGGTGACTCTGTGCCTGCTGATGAACAGGAGGAAAACCAGTGACATTCACTGCATTCGGCTACGAGTTTCAGTGGCTGGTGATGCTCAACAAGTTCCTTGATGGCTTCCTTCCAGGGCTCGGGTTCACGATGGGGGTCGCCATCGTCTACTTGTTGGCTCTCTGGTTTGCGCGGAAACCAAAGCCCAAGCGCCGCAAGGTGCGCGTGAAGCTGATCGCAAAGGGGCCAGCCCAGTGACCGACTCAATCACGGCCATGATCACCGTGACAGCTAAAGAATGGAACCTGCCCGGCCTTGTGCCGGGCTTTTGATGGGGAATGCGATGACGCGATACGTCACAATCGCACGGTTTGCTGAGCTAACAGGCTATACGCCAGCAGCCGTGCGGACAAAAATCCGGGATCAGGTTTGGCCCGAAAAATCCGTTTGGACGAAAGCGCCTGACGGCAGAATTTTGATGAATATGGAGGGATATGAGAAATGGGTAGAGAACGGCGCGGGGTCAGCCCCGCATCTGAAAGTAGTATCCAGATCTCGTTCCAGTATAGGGGTGTCCGCTGCAGGGAGAAAATCCCTCTCAAGCCCACCTCCGCTAACCTGAAACGAGCAGAGCAGCATCGTGCGGCAATACTGCATGCCATTGCAACCGGCGTCTTTGACTATGCAGCTACATTCCCTGACAGCCCCAGGGCAAAGCAGTTTGCTGACACTCCAGGGCAAGTGATTACCGTTGAGCAGCATCTGGAAGACTGGCTAAAAATGCAACGCCAGCACATAAAGGCATCCACGCTGGAGGGCTACGAAAAGATCGTAAACAACGTTTTAATCCCATGGTTCGGAACACTTGCGCTGAGTGAACTCACTAGGCGCTGTATCCGCGAAAAGCTGGACACACTCAATGCCAGCAATAAGCGTCTGGCCAATATTCAAAGCGTCCTGCGAACCGCCCTCACATTTGCTATCAACGACGAGCTTATAGAGAGCAACCCTCTTCATGGCTGGACCTACTCGCGCCAGCAGCCGCCCAAAGAGGACGACGAAGTGGACCCTTTTACAATTGACGAACAGGCGGCAATCCTTTCGGCCTGCTCACCAGCTCTATCCAATATGATCCAGTTCGCACTCTGGACTGGCCTGCGCACCAGCGAGCTGATAGCCCTGGACTGGGAAGACGTGGATCTCAAACGCAAGACCGCCTCAATCTATAAAGCAATGACACACGCAGCAAAAGGTGAGGCTGAAACCACAAAAACCCGCGCAGGAAAACGAGTTGTCCGGTTGTTGGGGCCAGCGATGGATGCACTGCGTGCGCAGCGGGCAATCAGCGAGGCGCAAGGTGACTGTATTTTCTTGCATCATCGAACAGGAGAACGCTGGACTGGCGACCAGCAATTTCGGAAGGTGTGGGTGTCTATTCTAAAAAAAGCAGATGTGCGCTATCGACGTCCTTACCAAACCCGGCACACATATGCATCAATGATGCTGTCGGCAGGTGAACACCCGATGTGGGTGTCGAGGCAGATGGGCCACAGCGACTGGACAATGATTGCCAGAATCTACGGAAGATGGATGCCTGACGCGGATATT